ATGAAGCAAATTATAATATTAATTTATTATCAGGTAATTCTGGATTAGAACAAATAGCAACAAAACAACAAAATAAAATTACTTATAAATTTAAAAATACAGACTATGGTAAAAGATTTAAATTACCAGAATTAAATAATTGGGGAGTTAAAATTGCTACTATATTAGAAAGAATTATAAATAGTAATGGACCAGTATTTATTTATACACGTTATATTGCTTCAGGTGTAATACCACTTGCTTTTGCACTTGAAATGAATGGATTTAAACGCTATAACAATGCTACCTCTTTATTAGAGAATAAATATAAAGAAACAAATCAATATAGAGGAGACTATATTATTTATTCTGGAGATAAATTATTATCTCAATATGCTGAAGACTATCTTAATAAAAAAAATTCTATGGTTAATGACAAAAATGTAAAAGTATTTATTGCTACAGCAAAAGCAAGCGAAGGGATTAACTTATTTGGTTATAGAGAAGCACATATATTAGATCCTTGGCACAATATGAATTTAATAGAACAAAGTATAGGTAGAGTTATAAGAACTAATAGTCATATTTCTTTACCACCACAAGAACGCAATGTTACAATATATAAATATGCTTCTACACTAAAAAATAAGGAAACATTTGACCTTACGATATATAAATACGCAGAACAAAAAGCAATTCATTCTGGAGCAATAGAAAAAATATTAAAAGAAAATTCTTTTGATTGTTATTTAAATAGAGAAAATAATATTTATGATGAAGAAACATATAATAAAGAAATACCTTTAATTACATCAAATAATAAAAAAATTAAAGTATCATTAGCAGATAAACCTTATACACGTAATTGTTTTTATATGAAAGAATGTAATTATAAGTGTTCTAATTATGGTAATTCACAAAAATCAAAAAAGAGCCAAAACAAAGTAAATCATAATGCAATTAATACTAAATTACCTATTATGGATTTTATGATTGAAAAAGATATTAATGAATTGAAAAAATGTATAGAATATTTAATGAAAACTTATTTTAATGTTAATATAAATAATTTGAAATTATATTTATATAATTTTATAAATGGTATTGATAATATTAAATTATTACTTAATAAAAATGATGTTGGAAATAGTAAAAATAAAGATAAAAAAAGTAAAAAACTAATATTAAAAACACAAAAGACACAAAAGACAAAAAAGAATAATAAATATACTAAATATAATAATTCAAATAATGATAGTTCTTCTAAACTTCATTTATTAATAAAAAATGAAAATTACAATTTACTTTTCAATGAAGCATTTTATAAAGCAATTCAAGATATAATAAATTCAAATACTATTATTATTGATAAATTTAATAGACCTGGTACTATAGTTATTTCTGGACAAAATTTAAGATTTATACCTATGGGGAATATTATACCAAATATGTCTATTGAAAAACAAGAAACTAAACCATCTATTAATTTTATTACAGATATTAATTTAATACCGTATATTAATTATTTAAATAAAGATAAGAAAATGTTATTAGAAAAAACAGATTATAATTATAATGAAATTATTAATAAAAATATTATTGATACATCAGAACAAATCTTATATGGATTAGGTTTATATTCTAGAGAATATAAATTTAATATTAAAGTAAATTTACAAGATATTATAGAAAATGTATTTCATAAATTAAGTTATTTATTAAAGAAAACTGCTATAAAAGAATTATTAAATAAAATTATAAATAATATTAATTTATCTGTAAATGAAAAAAAACTAGAACCTATTTTAAATAATTATATTATTTATAATAAAAATATTAATCCAAATCAAAAAGACAATAACGATGTTAGAAAAAATATATATGGTTTTATGATACAACATAATAATAATTTAGAATTATGGTTTTATGATACAGAAACAAAAATGTTTGAAGAAAATAGTGGTAATTTAAAAAAAGTAATAGAGTATAAATATAATATATTAAATAAAACACCAAACAATAATGTATATGGATTTTTTAAATATGAGAAAAATAATGTAGTCTTTAAAAATGTTGATTTTGATGAAAAAGGTGAAAAAAAATCAGTAAAAGGTATATCTTGTAATACAATGCCAACATCAACTATTAAAAAACTATTATTTAAATTAGACCCTAATTTTATAAAAAATATTAAACATAATACAAGAGTTGCATTTTGTAATGATATGGAATATTTATTAAAATCAAAAGATAATAAATTAGTAAATAAGAAAAAATGGTTTTATACTCCAGAAGAATATTTTATTTATTTTGAGTATAAGGGTTAAATTATATAATAATTATATAATTAAAAATTGATTTAAAATACTTAAATATAAAAATATAAAAATATAAATTATATAATATTAATAGTATAGTAATAATTAAAAAATATTTTTAATATAAAGTAATAATATTATATAATTTAATAATGAACTCTATTTCTAAAAATACAAATGATATATCTAAAACTAATCAAAAAAATAATGAACTATATAAATATTTACTATTAGAAGAATATATTTATATAATTCCTAGTGAATTAGATAAAAATATAGATACTATTATTTTATCAAAATTAAAAAAAAAAAATGAAGGTAAATGTTATGGTAATTATGGTTATATTATACCTAATACAGTTGAAATTAAAAAACGGTCTTCTGGATTAATTAATAATTCTAGTTTTGATGGTAAAATTACATATAAAGTAAATTATATAGCAAATGTATGTAAGCCTGTAGATAATATTATTGTAGAATGTATTGTTACATCCATTGATAAATCACAAATTATATGTTATATTGATGATAAAAAAACTTCACCTTTAGAAATTTATTTATTTAAACATAATCATCAAGGTAGTGATGAATTTTTAAATTTAAAAGAAGGTGATATTATTAATGTTAAAATAGGTGGTAGTAAATCACAACACAAAGATACACAAATTGTTTGTATAGCACAATATTTAGATAAAGTATAATTTTAACACTTAGTCTATTATAATAAATCTTATTTTAGAAAATTTTTATTATTTTTAAATTTATTAATTTATTTTTTTATTTTATTAATATAAGAAATAAACAATTATAATATATAATACATTATTGATAATTATACAATATTTATAATATTATATATTATAATATAATATAATATATAAATTAAAAATGACATCAATAAATGAAAATAATACAATAGATAGTATTTTACATAATTCTAATAATTTATTATTATGTTCAAGTTATAAAAATAAATATGAACAAATACAATGTCCTAATAAACGTAAGAATAATTTAATGTTCTGTGGAAAACATAGAAATATGACAGATATTATATTTAATAATGAAATTAATAATGAAATTAATAATGAAATTAATAATGAAATTAATAATGAAATTAATAATGAAATTAATAATGAAATTAATAATGAAATTAATAATGAAATTAATAATGAAACAATAAATAATGAAATTAATACTTGTAAGAAAACTAATGTTATATCTATTTATACAAAATCTATATCTAAAAAAAAAATTATAAAAAATTTAGAAAAATATAATTATTATAATGACTATTTATCAGTAAGAAAAACATATATTAAAGAAAATACAAAACATATAGAATTAATTGATTATATTGAAAATAGTAAATTAGATATGTATCCTTTACCACGCATAAATGCTTCTCTAGAACATTATAAAATTATTAAAACAAATACACATTCGCAATTTTTACAAGCAATAAATAACATTGATAAATTAACTTCATTTTTTGTTATACTCTTAAAAGCAAATCAAAATATAAATAAAATTATAAAATTACAAAGATTTATTAGAAAATTATTATATAATCATAAATATAAATTATATGGTCCAGCATTAAATAATAGAGAAATTTGTGTTAATGATAGTGATTTTTATACATTAGATGAAGTAAAAGATATTCCTAATGATGATTTTTTTTCATTTAGAGATGAAAAAAATTTTGTATATGGATTTCATATTGATAGTATCACACAATTACTTTTTAAAAGTGATGAACATTATTTTGAACAATTTAAAAAAAAAATAAAAAATAAAAAAATTATTATTAATAATAATAGTATTAATTTATGTTATAAACAATTTATTAATTTATTATCTAATCATTATAATAAAATTAAAATAAGTAATCCATACACACGTTTTTGTTTAGATAATAAAACTAAACTAAATATAATTACTTTATACGCAAAAAAAGAATATGATACAAATTTAAATAATAACAATAATAATAGTAATATCAGTAATAATGATATATTACCTATAGATATGAAGTTATTTGTAAAAAATAAATGTTTAGAAATATTTCAAAAAATTGATTTATATGGTTATCAAACAGATATTAACTGGTTATATAATCAAAATACAACAATTTTAAAAATATTTTATAAGAAATTAGCCTTATTATGGAATTTTGAATTTGGATTAAATCATGAAGGTAGATATAAAATAGCACAAACAAACCACGTATTTAATAATTTACACGATATAATGACATCACGAATTGATAAATATAATCTATTAGATAAAATTTTAGAACCTGTTAATATTATGGTTAGTAATGGTGAAACTGAACCTGATAGACAAAATGGATGTATTATAATATTATATGCTATTGCATTTATTAATAATAGATGTATATTAGCAAATCCTTGGTTAGCATAATTTAATGTGTTTAGTTTAATTTATTATTATTTTTTTTTTAAATTTTTTTCCATTTTTTCTCTTTATTTTTAATGTCTTAATTTTAATATAATTTTATATAAAAACTGATGTTGGTCTTCCATAGTATCAGGTATTTTTTTTGAAAAATTATAAGGGTTTTTAATAACTAGATCTAATATTTTATTATCTATATATGATTTTTTACTAACAGTTGGTGTATTATTTAATTTATTAGAGACGTGTTCACTACTATTCGTTATTAATTCTCTTACTTCACTTTTTAACATTCGTTTTTTTAATTTATCTTCTTTAAATAATTCTTTTAAATAATGTATCATATGATAATTACCATACCACGTTCTAAACATTTTTGGTGTTATATAAGCATTATAATTATCTTGAAAAAAAGAATGTATATGGTCTGGTGTAATTAATTGATGTGTTTTTTCATTATTATGTTGATTTATATGATTATATTTAAAAAGAAAATTATCATTGGAAGCATTTTCTATTAATTTATTTAATAATTTACTAATTAATATATTATCATCTGTGTATGTATTTACAATACCTTTTTTACCTATAAATTCTATTTTAAATTTATTGTTAGGTAGGAAATGTATATGCTCTTTTTTTAAAGTAGTTATACCATATGAATTATTATCTTTTGTATAACATTCATTACCAATACGAAAATGATACATTTTTAACATATATATGATTATTGGTATATAATCATTAGGTAAATCCCACTCTTCATATTTTTTATTAGTTAATGTATTTAACATACATTCATTATCTTTTTCTATTTTTATAATAGATTTACCTAATTCCATAACATCATCATATTTACGTTCATTGCGTTTTTTAGTATATTTAGGATTATATATATATTGTCTTCTTCCACGAGTATCTGTTCCAATTGCTTGAATTTTATTATTTTCAGATTTTGCAATTACTAATTCTTTATACGCAGGAGGTATATAAATACTTTCTATACGTTTAATTAAATCTTTATCTGTTATAACTCTATCATTTATAATATGAAATTGTTTTTTTGTTTTATCTTTATTATTATTATCTTTATCTAGATACTCTTGTTTTACATTATTACTTATTTTTTTACTTCTTTCTATTAATTTTCTATAACTCCAGAACTGCCTTTTATTATAATTAGAATTATTTTTTATAGTTATCATTTTTAGGTATATTTTGTATTTTATATTATTTCTATATAATTATATTATTTCTATCTATATTATGATAAGATAAATAAAAAATAGTATTTAATAAAAATAGTATTTAATAAAAATAGTATTTAATAAAAATAGTATTTAATAAAAATAGTATTTAATAAAAAATAGTATTTAATAAAAAATAGTAAAAAAATAATAGTTAATAAAAATATATTAATAACTTTTTACACTTCTTCTAATTTTCTTCTAATTTTCTTCTAATTTTCTTCTAATTTTCTTATAATTTTTTTAATTTAGTTATATATTTAATAAGGTCTCCTAATAGTTGCGGTGTCATATAAATACCTTCCTTTCGACAAAAAGAACAAGATAGATTTATTCCTTGTTCGTATTGTGAATGTAAATTTGTAATAAAACATATTAAACAAACACTATTATTATTAGAACAACGATTATTAGAACAACATTTAACTTTTATATTTAAAAATTCTAAAGTATTAGTTGTAGGATATTTATCATTATAACAAATTTCACATTCTTCAGGAGTATCTACGCAAATAATTTTACATTCATTAATTAAACTTTCTTTTTTTATATAATAATTTAAATAAGAAATACATTCAACATATACGAGTTCATACTCTTTTGAAACCATTTTATCAATGCGGAAAGCATCAGGAAATAATACATATGCTTTTTTTTCCTCAATTTGTTTTATTATATTTTTTAGCAATTCGTAAGGTAATAAAGAATTATCAATAGATGATTTATAGGGATTGCCATTTTGTTCTTTTTTAAATACTACTATGTTTGATAAACATTCGTAATTAAATACTATTTTATCTTCTATTTCATCTATCGAACTTATTTGTAATTGATTACACATAAAATCAAGTTTAGTATTAAAAAACTTATCTAATTCCATTTGAGTATAAGCATAAATAATATCAATTTTAATACTATAATATAATTGTTCATTATATGATGTTTCGAGGGTTGTCTTTGTTTTACTATGTTTTGGTTTATATTCAAGTTTATACTTATCATGATTAATGCCATAAGATGGTCTATATAATTCAGGAACTTCTAACTTTGTAAGAGTAAAACCTAATTCTTTTAATGTTTCTAATAAGTTTTCTAGAGAACTATAAAGACATTGAATGTCAATATCATTAGGTAATTTAGTTCTACCGTCATACGTTTTAGGATATATAGTAGGATTATAAAAATTATTTATAAAATTAAGATTATTTTCTTTACAATATTTCCAAAATTTATTTGAATTTACTTCTCTTAATATTAAATCTCTAGTACATCCTCCAAATACTTTACCTCTATTTTCACTAATTATTTTAATAAGTTTAATTAGTTGTTCATATTCATAATACTTTAATTTATTTGCATCTTGTTGTTTTATAGTTTCTTCTTTTGAGTGTGATGGTTTAACTATATCCTTTTTTTCTTCTTCTTCTTTAATTCTTTTTTGTTCTTCTATAAATTGTTTTATATTTTGATATAGAGGGTCTGTTGGCTTAATATGAATAGGATTATCCGTATCAGTATCATCGTCGCACATTTTAAAGTAAAAGACAAATACTAAAATTTAACTTCAGTAATTTTTATTTTTAGTAGATACTTACTAAAAATCAATTTTTATATAAAAATTAATAAAATGTATTAAATACTGTTAAAAACTAAAATAATAAAGTAAAAATATAAAAAATATAAACAATTATTTTAATAAAATTTTAAAGTTTTATCAACGGGAATATATTTCGCATTATTTTTTAAAAAACTTATATTTTTATGTTCTATATTTAAATCATTATTTAAATTATCTATTTCGTATTGTGTATCTATTATTTTATACCGGCTTTCTTGTATTCTATCATTACTTTCTTTCAATGCTTCTTGTATTATTGTATTTATTGGATAAGTAGGACACGCCTGCATATTACATGGTATAGCCTTTATAAAATTATTTGAATATGGACAATCAATACCAAGTTTATTTGACTCTTGTGTAATTTCATATTTTTCTAATTTTATACCACCGCCACAATCTTTAGAACAAGGTTTAAAGTCTTTAAAATCACCAATACAATCATAAATACACTCTTGTGTATTACAAGGTTCTACGATATCTGTGGGGCAAGGGGCACCGTTATTTTGTGCTGGTTC